GAGGGAGAACGCCCCTATACGAATCTTCCCGAAGATGTAGATAGAGATTTTTTCTGTTAAATGGCATAACGCCTTGAGCGTACAGCCGAATGTAGCAAAAGAGCTCAGTGGGTTACCCCAGGGCAATTGCAACACCAACCGATGCGCCAGCTGCGATAGTCATCCACGAAAGATTGGCAGATCCGTCAGTCCTGAGAACTTGGTTAGCCGTGCCATCGCTCGCTGGCAGAGTCCAGGTCACGTTTGCGGTAATGGCAGCAGGGGCTCTGAAAGCTACCCAATGGGTGCTGTCGGAATCAGCAAAACGAATCGGTGCCTGTGCGTTTAGTGTGACGCTGCTCGTAAAAACGGGTGCTGCCGCAGGAGCCCTAGAAGTATCGGTCTCATGAACGTGGTCAGCGCGGGCGTACTTGAGCGACGTGCCAACCGTAGCCGTACCATTTGTAGCGGGAGTGGTACTGGCTGCTTGTCCAAGAACAAAAGCAGTAGTAGCAATCTGCGTCGTATTGGTGTCGGCGGCGGCTGTCGGAGCTGAAGGTGAGCCGGTTAGCGTGGGACTAGCAAGGTTGGCCTTCGAGGTATCCGAGGCATGAACGTGATCAGCTCTCGCGTATTTAAGTGAAGTACCTACGGCCGCGACGCCGTCCATAACTGGCGTCGAACTGCTTGCCTGACCCACAACAAAGGCAGTGGTGGCAAGCTGTGTCGTATTGGTATCCGCAGCAGCAGTAGGTGCGGCCGGCGTCCCCGTGAACGTCGGGCTTGCGACGTTTGCTTTACTTGTATCCGAGGCGTGAACATGATCTTCACGCGAGAAACGGGTAGCTGTTCCCGCAGCTGCCGCGCCGTTCATCACCGGGGTATTGCCACCTGCCTGACCTACAACAAAGGCAGTAGTAGCAATCTGAGTAGTATTAGTGTCAACTGCTGCAGTTGGTGCTGTGGGCGTACCAGTTAACGCTGGTGACGCTTTAGCTGCCAGTCCATCTACATTTACAGTTTGGGTGCTGGTCGTAATTTGATCGACCTTTACTGTTCCGTACGGCATTTCAGATAACTGCCCAGGTTGCGTTGGTGGGCACCTCCACGGTCACCCCAGCGGCCACTTCAACTGGGCCTACCGATACTCCATTGTATCCAGAGGTCAAAACAATACTTTCTGCAATTGTTTGTTGACTAAGCAAAATAGGTCCGGAAGCGGATGAGGCTCCGCCTGCGGACCCAATTTCAACGATCGACGCAACACCACCAGATTCCTTGCGGGTAAACAGCTTGCCATCTGCAATATTGACAGCTAGCTCACCTCCACTAAGGTCTGAAACACTTGGTACCTTGCCTGGAACCGAGCTTCTTTTTATCCGGATAGTGTTAGCCATAGGTTAAATCAGAAAGTTCCCCCATCAAGGGTCACGTTATCAATAGTGTTGCCACTACCAGTAATGGCGACATTGCTCATTACTCGGGAACTGCTCAAAACTTCAGTTCCAGCAACTTTGTACCCACCTGAGGTGACGTTAACCGACTGGTTAAAGCTCCAGGAGCTTGTAGCGTTAACCCAAGTGATGGTGTAATCGCTAGCGCCTTTAAGGGTAATACCACCACCGTCAGCCGTGGTGTTAGTAGGTGAAGCAGTGTCACCAAGAACAATATTCTTATCTTCGACCTTTACTTCGGTCGTTGACAGGCTGGTGATGGCACCGTTTACAGTCAGATCGCCTGTAACAGTAAGATCACCGCCAACATTCAGATCGTCTGTAATGTTGACAATATCCGGGAGACCAATGGTGAAGGTCCCGGTCCCGGCATTAGTAGCAACATCAACTTCGCCCGCTGTACCCTGCAGCGTGATCGTGGCGCCGAGGGAAGTGGTGACCGCAGTGGTGGTGGTCGATCCCCCCAAGGGCGTAGCAACACCATTAATAGTGATGCTGCTGTTAGACAGCGCACTATTGGGAATGGACGCAAGGCTAATAACACCAGTGGTGCTGTTGTAGGCAACCCCCGTCGTCGGACTGGCTGCCGAAATTGCAGCACGGGCCCGAGCGTCGGTGTAGTACCTATTGGTACTACCTTCACCGATGTCGTCGGTATCCAAGGTGACACTGCCACCTAGGCTGACCGAATTTGAATTAATGGAAAAACTGCTGTTTGCTAGGGAGCTGTTCGGGACAGCTGACAGAGCAATGACACCAGTTGAAGAGTTGTAAGTAACACCGGAGGCCGACGTAGCACTAAAGTGAGCTCGGACTTCGGCAGCAGAGGGGCCGGTATAGGTCAGAACCCCAGTCGAACTGTTATAGGAGAGAGATCCGTCGCCACCAGAATCCGTTACAGAGATTGCTCCCCGTGCCCGGGCATCGGTGTAATAGAGATTAGTCCCCTCGGAAACTTCAGTAGTGTCCAGACCAGTAACAGTCGCACTACCAAGCGCAACGGTACCTGTAAAGGTCTTGTTGCCGGAAATAGTTTGGTTGGTGCTTAGTGTGGCGTAAGCACCAGAACCGCCAATTGCGATGACGCTAGTGGCATTACCACTGCCATCGTCGCCGTAGCCGTAGTAAAGAGATTGATCGCCCGTGTTCTCGTTGTAAGCGAGTTCGCCGGCCTTCAGAGCATTAGGGGCACCAGCGGCACCTGCACTAGCTCTGCGTTTGATTTTAAGAGTGACAGCCATTAGAAGGCACCTCCAGTGATGGTCAAGTCGTTTTCAAGTTCATTTGTGGGCGTAAAAGCGGAACCATCCCACTCCAGAACTTTTCCGATGTCCCCTGAGCTCAGGGCGTCAATTGCAGCGATATTGAAATAACCAGTCTCGGCAGTTGACGGGCCTTGAGGGCCTTGCGCTGTGAGTGTCACAACAGATGTGACTGGCTTTTTAACCTCGACTTGTGTCGCAGTTTCAGTCACACGTAACACACTAGAAAGTGTGCGAGACACCTGAACTTGGTGGTTAATCACGGGACCCCCGTAAATCCAGGATCAAGGAAGGCTCTTCCCTGCAATATGTAGTATTTATCACCGCCAGGTTCCGTGATAAGCACATCGTACTGACACTCGCTTGTAATACCAGCAGTAACAGGAGCAGACAATTTAATGCGAAACTTCCCGTTGCTTTGGTCTACCCAAGAAGTCTGGAACGAAGCTACGGCGGCAGTATTGAGCCTATTGACCAGCTTGCCAGCAACTGTATAACCAGTCATGTTGACACCAGCACCCGTGGAATCCTTGTACTGGAGATCCAGTGAAAAGGTTGCACCCTGATGAATGGTGATGTCGTATGTCCCCGGCTCAATCACGGCACAAAGCCAGTCTATAAATACAGTTTAGAATACAAATCTAGTTATATTAAAAGAAAAGCGTTGAACTTGTGGAGCCTGTACTACCTCTGAGCATTGCGCTCAGCCTAGTAGGCGGGGCGGCATCTGCTCTCCTTACTCTGGGCAAGCGGTTTGACGATATGGAGAAGCTGAATGCAACACGAGTTGAGCAAGTCGACCAGCGCATGAATGCTATCGAGATTCGGCTGGCTAAAGAATATGTGGACAAGGAAGATCTTGCGGCCTTGATGGAGCGACTTGACAACCGGATTGACCGAATGGATTACAAGTTAGACAAAATATTGATTGGTTACAATAAGTCAGCCCCTGAAGCTCATCACAATGGGTCTTATTGAATCCCCCATTTTCTGGGTAATCCTTACTGCCGTATCGGAGATCTTGGCTTTGATCCCCAATGACAAAGTCAAATCAAACTCCGTGCTGCAGCTTCTCGCGTCCGCGCTTCAGCTTGTACTGAAAGCCCGTTCCGGAAAAAAGTAGAACTGCGATTCTCCTCTCGTTCTTGGCAGGAGGAGTTTTTACGCTGGGCTCAAGCTAAAAAGTTCTACACCACTCTTCCTGGAAAACTTGACCAGGCGGAGAAAGAGTGGCATGCCGGCCAGCCATCAGAGCCCCAGCCCCAATTTGTTGAGCATCCACCCGATGGCTCTAAAGCCCAGGAACTCCTTGGAGGGACCATGGAAATTAGAGCACCTTGGTTAAATAATGACAATGTCTGATCTAGCTCTCGCACCAGGCAAACTGCGAGATTTTTTCAAATACTTCAATCCCGATAACCCTCAGCATCTCGCTGCTGTTGACTTGCTTCAGCAACACGTTGCAAAAGCTGACCCATCCTTGATGGTGGAACAAGCTGAATGGATCGAGCTGTTCCGCGCCAAAGCACCTCAGCAAGAGCCTGCAGCCGAAGTGGAAAACACCTGGGCAGGTATTGAAAAAGCCGCCTCTATTGCCGGAGCTAAATTCCCTGAAGTCCTTGCGGCACAATGGGCACTTGAGTCTGGATTTGGCCGCTACCCCAGTGGTAAGTTCAATTTCTGGGGAGTGAAGCAAACAGGTAGAACTGGCGGAACTATTAAGACAACGAAAGAGTTTATCAAGGGCGAGTGGGTAACCATTGAGGCTCGCTTCATGAATTTCGCCTCTATCCAAGAGGGTGTCGACTACGTTGTTAACCGCTGGTACAAAGACTACGACGCGTACAAAGGAATCAATAGAGCCGCGACTCGGGAAGAAGCTGCTCAGCTCTTAGTGAAAGAGGGTTACGCAACTGATCCGGCATACAGTCGCAAGCTTATTAAGCTGCTTGATCAGTACGCCGGTTCAACTACCAAACTCCCATCAGATAAAGACACCGGCATAGATCTACCGGTTCCTTTCTTTTCCCAGCTTGACTCCGAAACAGATCAGGCGTATCGCATGTGCTTTTCAAGCACTTGTGCGATGGCTGTTGACTTTTTGAGACCAGGAAAGCTTCAAAGTAGTCAAAAAGATGATTTCTACTTGAAGCGCGTACAGCAATTCGGAGATACCACTGACTACAAGGCTCAACTTAGAGCTATGGAGTCATTTGGTGTTCGTGGGTCGTATCGACAGAATTTGGCCTTAAGCGACATCAAGATTCAGCTGGAAAAGGGAATTCCAGTGCCGATTGGTGTGCTGCACAAAGGACCGAATACAGCGCCGACTGGCACGGGGCACTGGCTTTTGGTCGTTGGACTGCTTGACGATTCCTATCTAGTGGTCAACGACCCCTACGGAGAAATGTCCGTGATTACTGGCGGATATCTCGCTAATAAGAACGGTGATCACCTTAAGTATTCAATCAAAAACTTCCTTCCCAGATGGACTGTTGAAGGTCCAGGAACTGGGTGGGGTATTCTTCTTAACAAATAATGGCTGTACGCGCAAAGAAAGGACTCAGCGGAACTATTCATATCGCTGGTAAGCCTAAAAGGACACGAATTGGTGACGGCTGGCGTGTGCGTTCCCGTGTCTTTTCAGGTCGCACTAAGCGTGCTAGTGCTCGCAAAAAATACAGAGGCCAAGGTAAGGGCTAGCGCCCAACTAACCTAAATAAACCATCAGCGTAAAACGCCAGTACCGTCCAGCCCAAAAAGGCTGAGATGATGCTGGCGTTTCTGTTGTGTTTTCGAATAGCCGCGTCAATCAGCTCTTGCACTTCCTCACGAGTGATTGACATGAGTTTATTCTTGAAAACGTTTCCAACCCGTGGCTAATGCGTAGATCTCAGGATTGGCTTCTAAAGGAGCCATCTCAGAAAAGCCACGCTTCCAATTATGCTGACGCATAACCTCTTCAATCTCATCCTTAATTTCGTTCAAGTCTTCAAGAGTACCAGTAAAACGAAATCTGACGTACTTAACCTTTTCACCCATGGCGGATGGTGCCGTTGCAATGCAATTTTTTGTGCAACTCGATAGCTGTATCTAGACTCTGGCGAGCCTTAATCAAATCCTCTAGTTGCTTTTCTGGCACCCCCAAATACTTATGAGGATAGCGCTGAATATACTTTATCGAATTGATCAGCACATATGTCAACAACCCTGCCAAGCCATACATGGATTCGCCTACGTCGTAGGGCGACACTCCTTTGTTGTAATGAGTTGGATTGGCAGCATCATTCTCCGTCGAGGGCAGACTGAAGCTGAGATGATCCTCTCCAGATGATCCAAACACTGGGGCAAACATTTGCCGATACATTTGATGCAGCCGAATGTACCAACAATGGAGTGGGAATTGACCGTTCGTACTACCGAGAAGGGCGCAGGCGAGCTGATCGCTCAGATACTTGAATCAGACCTCACCTACGAGCAGGTCTTAATCAAAAGCCCGGACGCCCCCAACGGAGTCGTGATGCTGCCTTACAGCGAGCGGCTCCGTGACGCACTAACCCTCCAGTCCTTCGACGCGGCGTCATAAGGAGCGAACCGGTCGCTGACTGTCGCCGCCATTTCAGACCACGCCAGAGCAAGCTCAGACACCCAGCAGCACAAGGCAAAAGCGGTACGACGCATCGGTCGAATTAGCGGACTAATTCAATGTATGGGGTCTGGTGGGGTCTGAAACGCGCTTGGCACACCAGGCACAGTGTTAAGGCTTGCTTATACCCCTACAGCAGCTGGGGACTAATGGGGGGAAAAATGCGGCAAACAATTAAAACGGATCTGTCAAGCCAGTCGTGACGCCGGTTTTCAGCAGTCTTGAGACAGAAAAAACTGCGGAAAACACTAGTAGTCAAAAAGCCCAGTCCCGAGGAAATCTCAGACTGGGCATTATGGATTCTAATAAATGCTATAAAGCACGCTAATCAAATAGTGGACGATCCGCCAACCGTCACCGGTCGAGGTGGTAGCGCTGCCCCCTGTACATGAGCTCGGTGGAGACGTGCTCCTCATGAGGTGCCACGGTGTACGGCACACCCCGGTAAGCCTTCAGCGAGATCATCTGGGCGTCGCTCAGAGCCCTGTGACGGGTGATCTGGTCCTTGATCAGGGACAGGTGATTGAGAACGGTCATGGGTCAACCCAACAGCGGCCTGACCCCCGTTGCTTGGTCAAGCTCAAACTGCGGTGCAGGCACTCCTGCACTCAACGTGACCCCATTTTAGGGAAACTGTAACAATTGTTACCAACTGAACTTTTTGGGTCCCGCGTTACAGTGGCAACAACCTTGTCCTGGCAAGGGATTTGGGCCGTTAGCTCAGCTGGATAGAGCAAGTACCTTCTAAGTACTCGGTCGCTGGTTCGAGTCCAGCACGGCCCGTCTTTTCATCGCCTCAGCATCCAATCCAGTTTTGTGTTGCTGAGTAAAGCCCAAATAGAGACGGCTTGAGAAACCCAGTCGTTGACAGGGGTCTTAGTCTGCCTTCTAAGCCGCGCAAAAGCCGCTTGGGCACTGACTTGAGACACCTATACAAAACAGGACAGCAGTCCTGGACTGGGATCCCTTGCGCCGCGAGCAGTCTCATCCTATTTTGGACAGGCGTTGCGG